CTTAGACCGCTATTTAGTGATCATTCTTTTAACTTTATCCAGAACGCAAAGGTAGATCTTGATGAGCTTTGCAGACGGTTTGGTGTTCCAAAACTACGAGGGTTTTGGCCCTATGCCTATGGTGCAGGTGCAAGGCAAGGTGACGGTATCATGTATTTCAGTTCGTCCACGTTTAACAAATTATCAAAACAGCGGAAACCTTGGTGGGAAGTATCAACTTGGAAGTGGGGCGACCCTCTAAACAAGAACCCCAAATCAGGGTATGTTTTCTTTGACAAAACTCAGGATGCACTGCGTTACCTGATGTATCATGAGTTGGGGCATCACATACATCAATTCTTTAACAGTAGAGATGGTGGCCTGTCTCATTATCCACTTGAAGAATACGCTAGGTCTAAGGCAAAGCGATCACCAACTAAATATGCGAATAAAAACCATAAAGAATGGTTTGCGGAGAACTTTGCAATGTACTGGATGAACCGCAAGGAACTGGTAGACCCAGACTTCACAAACATGATAGAGTATGTGCTTATAAACAAGGAAGTGCCATCATGACCAGAGCTTTTGAAAAAGCTGAAGAGTTAGTCTTTTCTGTAAACGATAGACCACTCACTTCAGCAGAGGTAAATCAGATTGAAAGTCTGAAACCTCAGATGTCTCGTCAAGAAAGAGAAATGGACTTGTTGTTTCTTATGGAAACGGTAGATGTTCCTGAGTTCTACGAAGACAATGGGAGCACCTAAGAACCCACGCCTCAAATCGCCTTCTAAAGTAGGCCAAGGTTCCCATCCCCAGAAGGCTCCAAAACAAAACTATTTCTCGACACTTATGCAGACCCCAGAGGGTCGAGAGCTAAGACGACAGTGGTCGCTGAAGAAGCGAAAGAACGCTGGTCGTCCTAAAGGTACGCCCGATGGTCTACGGAAAG